AAGAAGCGGACGAGCATGGGTTCATCCTTAGTGGCCTCTGGTGATATGCGCATCGCAACCACGGCGGCATTGGGCGCTGGTACGAAGACACTCGAAGCCAACAGCCTGCAAGCCATCGTTGCGGCTGGGCCAATCACGGCCAGCCTTAACGGCGAAATCATTGCGCCCGGGACGATCCTCTGGCAAGCGGAAGTCGGCGACGGCGAGCACCCGTTGGTGTTGGTAGCGAATGAGGGCTTTGTCATTCGCAGTGTGGCCGTACCGGCCACCGGGACGTGGCAAATTGCGGTACAGGTTGATTGGGCGGAAGTGACGGCGTACTAAGGTAGGCAATGGCCCTATTACTCGCTGAACAAATCGATGCAACGGGCGAAAGTGCACCGCATAAGCTCATGACCATGGCCGGTAGTCGTAAGCCGTGGATGCCCAGCCCGCTCGGTGGTGATCCGGATCGGATTGTCCGCGCCGCCATCACGGTTGTGGTTGGCGTCAGCATGCTTATGCCGGGTGCAAACGTCTGGATGCCGCGCCCGATTGATAGCGGCATTGCGCCGCCTGCCGAAGAGCGTACCTACCCGCCGCTGATCACCACCCAGCAACCACCATGGCCGCAAGCAAGCGCGGTGTGGTTACGCAGCCCGAAAGACACGCCCGACCGCCTAGCGCCGCTTGTAATCAGTGTCGGCGCAACCTATACGACACCTGCCCAGGCGCTGTTCTCGCCACGTTTGCGCGATACGCCCGATAGGCTTGCACCAACAACCATTCAAACCAATCAGCCACCCTGGCCGGGCGCACGCGCTACCCTCCTGCCGGGCGCCCGGCTGGTTGAGGCGGATCGATTAGCGCCGCTTTCGGTACAAGTCACCCAGCCACCGCAACCCGGCGCGCTGTTCAAACTACTCGCAGGCGCTACCCGCATTGAGGCGGACACGATCCGCCCGCTGCTTACCGTGGTTGGTAATCAATACCCAACGGCAGCACAAGCGATCTGGCTCCGCAGCATCCGCGATGAGGTTGTGGTTACGGCGGACAGGCTTGCACCGCTCCTGATCAGCGTGTCACAACCACCGCAACCCGGTGCGATGGTCGTGTGGCTCCGCAGCATCAAGGATGAGGTAGCAGCCCAACCCGATAGATTAGCACCGCTGTTGATTAGCGTTGGCGCAACCTATTACCAGCGTGGGAGCGTGTGGCGGCCGCGCCCAACCCGCACTGACCCAGAGCGATTAGCGCCGCTGTTGATTGTCCCGGCAACCGTGCCATTCCCACCTGCACAAGTAACGTGGCTGCGGTCGCTCAGAACCGATCCGGAACGCCTCGCACGACTCATGGTAGTGCTGGGTGCAACGTACCAGACGCCCGCACAAGCGGTGTGGCTGCGGAGCGTGATCAGTGAGTTGGTCGATGTGTTGGTTACGGCGCGCATCGTACACGTACCCGCCGCAGATCGCAGCGTGGCACTGACCGCTTCAGATCGGCTTGCGATTATTGACGGCAGTCGCACCGCAACCCTTGACGCAAATGATCGCACGGCAACGATTGGCGGATCACGGATCGTAATCGTACCAGAGGATGATGAATAGATGGCAACAACGATGACCATGCCCAAAGATCCCAACGACACCGACGATCTCACGTGGGAGTGGGCGGCGCGCCTTGCGACTGGCGAAACGATTAGCACGTTCACCGCAACCCTGGTGTCGGGTGACATCACGGTTGGCGCAACCTCGATTAGTGGCACGGATACGATAGCTCGTATCAGCGGTGGCACCGCAGGGGTACGCTCTTCTATTCGCGGGCGGATGGTGACCAGTACAGCACGGCAACTCGATTGGACGATTCGCATTAACGTGAGTGAGCAGTAATGCCAAGTGGACAAAGCTACAGCGAAGACACAAAAGCCCAAGCATTAGCGGCGATTGCATTAGGTCAATCGTTTACGCAGGTTGCCGCGTTATTCAGTGTTCCTATCGGCACCCTCAAGAGTTGGAAGCAACGTGAGAGCTTACCGGATGCATCGGTTGCATCTATAAAACGAGATCGCGTTGGCGCGCTGATGATGGAGTATTTAGAGGCAGCATTAGAAACGCTCAAAGCACAACAGGTAATATTCCGTGATGAAACGTGGCTTAAACGACAATCCGCCTCGGAAGTTGCGATACTTCACGGGGTCACTGTCGATAAAACCATTCGACTTCTCGAAGGGCTTGCAGACAGCCCAGAAGACGAATAGCTTTATCGATTGGCTCCCGGTCGTGTCCCCCGCCCTGCGTTGGGATTGGGCGCACACCGCCTATATTCGTGAGCAGTTAGATCGCGTTACCAGTGGCGAGATAACCCGCATGATGCTGTTTGTGCCACCCAGGCACGGCAAGAGCGAGTTAGCCACCATCCATTACCCCGCCTACCGACTAGAACAAGACCCGACGAAGCGGATTGTCATCGCCGCCTACAATGCGACGTTAGCCGAAAAGTTCAGCAGGCGGGTGCGCAGTATCGCACGGAAGCGATTGCTGAGTTTAGACCCAGAGCGGCAAGCGGTGAATGACTGGATGATGAGTGCGGGCGGTGGGTGCAGAGCGGTAGGCGTAGGCGGTGGCATCACCGGACAGGGCGGCGATCTGATCATCATTGACGATCCCGTGAAGAGCCGCGAGGAAGCCGACAGCGCAACGTACCGCGACAGGGTGTGGCACTGGTACACGGATGACCTCTACACGCGCTTAGAGCCCGGCGCTGCTATCGTCCTCATCATGACCCGCTGGCATGAGGATGACTTAGCCGGGCGCATCTTAGCCAGTGACCAAGCATCACAGTGGACGGCGGTTAACCTTCCTGCCTTAGCGTTAGACGATGACCCACTGGATCGCGCTGTTGGGGCGGCGCTGTGTCCTGAGCGCTACGATGAGGCCGCCTTGCTCGATATTCAAAAGACACTCGGCCCGCGTGGCTGGCAGGCGCTGTATCAGCAGAAGCCCGCCCCACCCGAAGGTGCAATGTTCAAGCGCCATTGGTTCGAGATCGTGAAGAGCGTACCAACCAAAGGTGAGCGGGTGCGCTACTGGGATTTAGCGGGCGCAGGGGAAGGAAATGGCGACTATACGGTGGGTGTACTCGCAACGAAAGTAGAGCAGCACTACTTTATTGAGAACGTAGTACGGGTGCAACTCACCGCACACCATCGGAATGCGCTCATCCTACAAACTGCAGCGACCGACCAAGCCACCTATGGCAACGTTAAGGTATGGATTGAGCAAGCGCCAGGACTGGCGAAAGAAGCCACGGACACGCTCGTGCGCAACCTTGCCGCCTATGGCGCGAGAGCCGACCGCGTGAGTAGCGACAAGGTGACAAGAGCCGATCCACTCGCTGCTCAGTGCGAGGCGGGTAATGTGTCACTCCTCGCAGGCGCTTGGAATACCGTATTCCTTGATGAACTGACCGCATTCCCGTATGTCGATAACGATGACCAAACCGACGCCGCAAGCGGCGCATTCAATAAACTCGCCGGTCGCATTGAAACAACGACCGCAACCAACCCTCTCTACACCGTGCAAGCTGAACCGGTCTATGTGCCGGGTAAAGGAATCGTGCAATGACCTACACCGTCGCCGTGCGAATAACTGACGAGCGCCAGCGCATCACTGAATACATACTTGCGGATGACGCCGTGCTTACGGTTGAGCAAGCAACTGATCCGTATCCATCGCCGCCATCACTCCCGATGGTCACTCTCCACGGATCGGTGTCGCAACTCATAGCCCACCGATCAATGAGTAAATGGCGGCGTCTTTGGGTAGCAATCAAAGGAATCGTGCAATGATCAACCAACCCGGCTACATCCCTGCCCTGATGCATGAGCAAACCAAGCAAGCGGAGATCGACGCGCGCAATCAGCGTATCGCGACCGCCTGGGCCTACTACGAAGGCAGACACCCCGATCAACTACGGGCGCAGCGTGGACAGCCCAACGATAACACCGTGATCAACCTGGCCCGTCAGGTGGTCGACAAGGGCGTGTCGATGCTGTTTGGTAACGAAATTGAATGGCAATTCGATGAAACCGACGCGCTAGAGACGCCCGCCGAAGAGTACGTTGATAGCGTCTGGGCCGCCAATGACAAGATGGCGCTATTGAATGGGCTAGGGATGAACGGGGCCTTAGCGGGTATTGCGGTGGTGAAAGTCGTGATGCGCCCTGATGGTCGAATACGGCTGATCAACTTCGATCCTGCCTATATCGACATCTGCACCGAAGAAGAGGACATTAACGAAGTGTGGCGCTTCCGCATTCAGTACAGCGTTGACCGTGATGGCGCAGGCGTGGTACGACGCGAGGATATTACGCGCTGCGATGGCGGCTGGATGATAGAGAACTTTGAAGCCATCGCCGCCGGGCCAGATATGAACTGGCGCAAGATCGCCGAATCGGTGTGGCCGTATGACCTACCACCGATCATCTGGTGCCAGAACCTCATCAACCCGAATAGTGTATGGGGCTATACCGACCTTGAAGATGTAGCCCTCAACGACGCGATCAACGGCAGTGTGAGCAGCACGCGCAAGATCATCCGGTTGCACGCCAGCCCGCAGACCATCGGCAAAGGCGTGACGGTGCAATCCCTCAAGCGTGGCGCGGATCAGTTTTGGGAGATACCACTTGACGGCGATGTGTATAACCTGGAGATGGCAAGCGACCTCGCAAGCGCTCGTCAGTTCTACCTGGATATGCGCGCGGCGTTCTATGCGCAAGGCCGCATGCCAGATATGTCGCAAGTTGGCAACCTCGGAGCCTTGACCAACTTTGGGTTGCGCGTGCTGTTTGCCGACGCCTTAGAGCGCACGATGGTCAAGCGCAACCTGTACGGCGGGCTGATTAGCCGTATCAACACGCTGCTGGCGATCATTGGTGGCTATGGCGAGCAAGAGACAACGATTAGCTGGCCGGATCCATTGCCCACCAACAGCACCGAACTGGTAGATACGACCGTCAAGAAGCAAGGTACCGGGCTGGTCTCTGATGAAACGCTAACCACTGAAATGGGGTATGACTACGATGATGAACAGCAGCGAATCGAAGCCGAACGACCTAATGAAGTACAACCCATTAACCAACAGTTGGGAGTACCCACGCCGCCCGGAACCGACCCCGCAACCGATCAGCCTGTCGCAGATGCAACAGGAGCTACAGAGCCTACGCAGGCTAGCGATTAGCACCGCGAAAGTCTGCGAGTCATTACTAGCACAGATCACAACAGTGATTGACACGAAGTGATATACTAGTACACAGAGAGCAAGCTGGCGAAATGGCAAACGCGGCCAAAGTGTGATAGCTGACGGCGTGCCGAGTCAGTGAAAGCTGGCGGGGATGGGTGGTGTGATGCGCCATCAATCGAAAGACCCAGAACCAAGAGGCTGTAACGGTTCCCCGTTCGATTCGGGGGCTTGCTCAAACATCGTTCTAAGATAAGATACCCACGGCCCATCGTCCTTTGTGACCAACGGCGTGTGATCCCTTCGGGGATTGCATGCCGTTTTTATTTTACCCTGGAGAACCCACCCATGAGCGAACCCACCGCGCAACCTGTCCTGGAGACAACGTCAACACCTACCCCGGTGGTAGCAGACGACCCATCCGCGCGTTTGGCGATATTGGAGCGTGAGCTAAAAGAAGCCCGATCCGAAGCCGCAAAGTACCGCACCACACTGCGTAGTGCCGAGACAGCACAGCAGGAGGCGGAAGCCAAGCGGTTAAAAGAGCAAGGCGACTTCAAAGCCCTGTACGAAGCGGAGCAAACCAAGGCGGCAGAATTAGCCGCAGCGGTCGCCCGCTATGAGGCAACCCAGCGTCAACACAGCGTTGCGCGCGAGCTTGGATTACCCCTGGAGTTAGCCGACCGGCTGCGCGGCGAAACACCAGCGGAACTCAAAGCCGATGCGCAGAAGCTACTTGACCTGATCAAGGTGCAGACACCGCAGGCCGGTGCAGTACCTACGCCAACCGTACCCGCAACCGCTCCCACCAACCCGGCAGCTACTCGGACGAGTACCCCGGTATTCGATCCGAAGAACCCGCCGCGCCTTAGTGATATTCAATGGAAGAAGTAGGAGCATACCCACATGGCAATCAGTTCATCCGCGTTGACGCTTGCGCAATACGCAATGCTCAGCAACGATCCCCTGGTGCAAGCGGTCACATTCTCCCTGATTGATAACGGTTCGATTATGGCCCGTGATATTCCTTTCACGGACAAGAAGAGCCTGTATGTCAATGGCATTCGCTGGGAAGGCAACCTTCCAAGCGTGTCATGGGCAAACATCAATGAGGAAGGCACGACCGTCTCTGGCACCCCAACCCCATACCAAGAGTCGCTGTACACCCTCCGCAACTACATCGATGTTGACAAGCTCTTGGTTATGGATGAGAACCAGATCACCGACCCCCGTTCTGCGCAGGTGGGCATCTATATGAAGGCCGCCGCGTATGACTTCAACGACAAGTTCATCAACAACACCCACGGCACAGGTGACACCAAAGCGATTGTGGGCATTCGCTCACGCATCGATAACGGTACTACGTTTGGTGTGCGGTCAGAGAACAAGATTGATGCGGGCGGCGTGGTGATGACCGCAAGTGCGACGGCTGCAACCTATGGCGCATTCCTGGAGTTCCTTGACCAGGCGCTGTGGAGTGTCGACAGCCCCGACGGCAACGGCGTGGTGCTGTATCTGAGCGCTGAGATGAGCCGACGCTGGGATCGTGTAACCCGCACGTTCTCCGGGCAGGGCGGCTTTGCAACCGCGATTGATCAGGTTGGGCGCGGCGTATCGATGTACAAGAACGCCATTGTACGCGACGTCGGCAAGAAAGCCGATCAGTCAACCAACATCATCACCAACACCGAGACCGCCGCAGGGCTTGACGGTGCTAGCACGATGACCTCAATCTACGCCGTCAATTACAGCGGCGAGCATTTCCAGGGTTGGCAGATGCAACCACTGGTTGCGCAGGATCTGGGGTTGCTGGAGAACGGTGTCACGTACCGCACGTTGGTCGATTGGGCTGGTGGCTTAATGAATCAGTCAACACGTTCGCTCGCGCGCGTGTATGACATCAAGTACTCGTAAAGGAGGAATACCATGGCTATTCGTGATAGCAATCTGGTATTGCAGGCATCCACTACGATTACTGCAACAACCAACTCAACCGGCGTTGACCTCAAAGGCACGCCCCGTCGTGGCCTGAAAGCCCAGATCAACTATACCGCCGCTGCGAATGCGTCTGGTAGTAATACCGTGACGTTTAGCGTGGAGCATAGTGATGACAACAGCACCTACTATGCGATGAGCAGTGGTGCGGCTGATGTGATTACGCTCTCAACCACCGCGCAGGCAGGTGAGCAGTTCATTCCGTTTGAAACCAGCAAGCGCTATGTTCGCTTGGTTTCAACCGTCGCGGGGGCCGGTACATCACCGACCATTACCCGCCAGGGTGCGATTGTGCTTTCACGCCCGTAAGGAGTTGAGTTATGGCCGCACGTTCGGAATGTATCGACCTCTTGGCACGGCTGGCATCCCTGGTGAATTACGACTCAACCTTTACGGAAGACGAGTATCAGGGGATGTTAGACGATCATGCCGTGGAGTTTAATCGGGCGTGCGAACCACTCAACAGCCCGACGCTAACGCGCTTTTGGGTTGGCGTCGGGAATATTGATACCGCTGCCGTGGTGTATATCTCGGGCAGCCTAACGATCCTCACTGAAACCACCGACTATTCGCTGGACTATCAGCGCGGGCTGCTCACGACCCCTGCAACCACCTACCGCAGCCTGAGCTGTCGTGGCACAAGCTATAACGTGTTCTTAGCCGCTGCCGATGCGTGGGAGCGAATTGGGGCGCGCTACGCGCTAGAGTTTGATTTCAGCGATGTTGAGGGTACGTACAATCGCAGTCAGCAGAGCGCAATGTGTCAGCAGCAAGCCGCAAAGTACCGCCGCATGGCGGGCGCAACGAGTACCTTTGTGGAGCGTGGTGATATGGGCGGCAAGCTCATCAATATTGATCGAGTGGCAACCGGATGAGTAGCTTCCTCTCAGCAGCACAACGCGCCGCCATACGTGCGACCAAGGCAGGCGATCATAACAGCAGTGTGGACATCTACCGCGCGCCGACCGTGAGCGGTGGGAAGCGTGGGGTGTTGGCGCTGCTCACCTCCGACGTTGTCTGTCGCATCTGGCCTGCCGCGCAAGCCACCAAGATTATGCAGAGCCTTCCAGAACTCACGATGGTTCGCTATGACATGGTCGCATTCTTCGCAGAGACCGATGATGTACAGAGAGGCGATGAAGTGCGAGACGGCACAACCCGTTACGAGGTGACCGGGCTTGGCAACTGGCGTGATACCAACGTTGCCGCCTTAGCTAGAGTGGAGACGGTATGAAGATTAATATCAGTAGCCCGTTGAGCGAGATCGATCAACTTGGCATTGATACATCAAATTATCGCTTTAGCTATTACCATCCGTCGCTCCATTGGACGCCCGCGCAGTGGGCAGAACACAACCGCAACGAGCGCAAGCGCAAGCACGAACGCCCGCTCCATGAGCAGTTTGGCTGGGTGCAGTACCAAGCGAAAGTGAAGCGTTTCCGATGAGCGATATTGACGTGGTTATCCGCACACTCCAAACCGTGCTTTCGCCCGAAACGCTGCGCTCTGCGCTCGTTGGTGCGTTGCAAGTGGTACGCGAGAATGCCAAGCAATACCCGTCAACGCTCCCTAATCAGCAGTACATCAGAACCTACGTCCTCCGCGACGGCTGGCAGTACAGCGAGCCACAGATCCATGGGCAGTCGATTAGTGGCGATGTGTATAACGATGTGCCGTATGCGCCTGATGTGATGGGCGCTGGTACGCAAGAGCCATTCTTTGCCGGTCGTTGGCGTGATACCGACATGATCGCCAGTGAGATGGAACCGATTGTCATCGACATCATTGAGGCCACGTTACAGCGACAGGTGAGCATATGAGCGATAGCCGCGCCACCGCGCGCGTAGCCCTGGGTACGCTGCTCTCTAGCGCGCTCACTGGCGCGCAAGCGGTGTATGCCTACCCACGCGCTACCTACGATGGGCAAAGCCCGGTGGTCGCACTGAGTAGCGCGGGTACGACGCGCGAGGCCTACACCTATGCTGATACGCTACCGACCTTCCGCCTCAACATCCATGTGTTTGTGATCTACCAGGATAGCGCGGCCAGTTGGGGCGAAGATGATGCCGAGAACGCCCTTGACGCCATGGAAGCCGCAATCGACGCGGTGTTGATCGCCAACCAAGAGACCGCCAACTGGCAAAATATCCAGTATGCAGGCCCATCGACGGTCAACAATATGGTACTAGGCGGCTTGACCTACCGACACGAAACGATACCCGTAGCCATAGAGGTACATCATTAAGATTTTACTCATCCATCCCGGTCACACCTTTAGCACCTCTGACGTGTACGACGGCCTTGCGGCTGGGTTCGCTGCGAACGGCGTTGAGGTGGTGCCGTTCAGATGGCATAAGACCTTAGAGTTGATGAATATGCTTGTCACCGGCAGTGTTGCGTCGGGCCTGGTGAATACCAAAAAATCAGAAGATATGTTGAAGTTTGCCACCAACCTCGCGGCGGCTGATGCCTTAGCCTATGCGCTCGAATATCAGGTTGATGCCGTGCTGTGTATCACGGGTACCCTGTTCCCACCACAACGCGCCGATCTCTTGCGCAAGTTGGGCATTCCCGTCGCCTGCTATGGCACGGAAGCGCCGTACTTCTTGGACTTAGAGCGCGTGTTAGCCCCGCACTATGACTATTGGTTTACCCAGGAGCGCACGGCAGTGCCCGCCCTCCAGGCCGCGATGCCCAACCATCACGCCTTTTACCTCCCCATGGCCTATAACCCGGAGACCCACCAGCCCGCGCCGATTGACGTCGGCATGCACGCCGATGTGGTGTTTGTGGGCGGTGGCTATCCAGAGCGCAAGCAACTGCTTGACGCGGTGGACTGGTCAGATATTGACCTGGTCAAACTCGGTACGCTGTGGGATGTGGATATCCCTGCGATCCGTGCTGAGCAGCTGGAGCTGGGTTCGTTCGCTCGTAAAACCGATCTTGGTAAGAACAGCATTCCCAACACTGAAACATCCGCGTGGCATCGAAGCGCCAGGATTGCGCTGAATATGCACCGTCAGATGACCTTTATTGAGTGTGACCGCCCCATTGGCAAGGCCGAGTCAATCGGCCCGCGCGCGTATGAGATCCCTGCCGTGGGTGGCTTCTGTCTCTCAGATGATGAGCGACCAGAGCTATTCGATGTGTACGGGGACAGCGCCGCAACGTTCAAGGCGTGGGACGCAGCCGACCTAGAGCGTCAGGTACGCTACTGGTTATCTCACGATGATGAACGGGAAGCGAAGCAACGCGCGCAGTTTGAGGCGGTGCAGCCGCACACCTGGACAGCACGGGCTAGCCAGATCCTTGAAACCATTCTATAGGAGATAACGCCAAATGGCAACAAAGAATACACGGAATAGTCGGCTACTGCTCTGTGGCACGTTAGGCGGCACCTACGTCGCCGTCAGCAAGTCGCACGGGTTCAAGATGAACCTAAGCACCGACTTCTCAGAGGACACCGCACACGGCGATAGCTTCAAAAGCTACCTACCAGGGTTGCAGGACTTCAAAGGCACGTTGGATGCATGGTACGACACGGCCTACACCACGCTGGAATATGCCAGCAAAAACAAGGCGTCGTACTACTTCACGATTTACCCTGACTTTGCAGACACGCTCAACTACTACCGAGGGCAATGCTACCTCGGTTTGGATGACCTTGACCTGTCGTTGGGGAATACGGTCGGCTTCAGCTTCACGATGGTGATTGCCAATGCCGACATTGCGATCATCCGCGCAGGCGCGGCGCTCTAATCGGAATGAGCCGACGAAAAGACGAAAATCAATTTCGTCGGCTCAAATCAATTTCGTCCTTATGAGGTTCTATGGCACTCAGCAGATCACAGATTAGCGCCCAGGTTGGCGCGCTCATTCAAAAAGAAATACCGTCAGAGGTGTTCGGTGGTGACTTGCTCGTTCGTGAGATGACCCGCCGTGCCTACCGACTCGTGATAGAAGCGGCTGCGACTGATGTCGACAAATGGAATGCGGGGCTATTCGCTGCTATGGTGATTGACCCGCTGACTGACAAGCCGATGTATACGACCGATGAGGTACTAGACCTTGCCAACCGCCCGGAGTTGTGGAGTGAGATTTTACGATTGGCGCAACTAGGCCTTGACCTGTCGGAGGTCGGCAAAGAAAAGTTGAAAAGCGAAAGTACTGGAACTGACGATTGATGAGGGACTAGATCCGATTGACGGCAGTCCACTCAATGCGGTGCAACGTCTCGCGCTTGACCTGATGGACAGAGACATTGACGATCTGACCGATACCGAACTGATGAACCGTAGCACCGATGAGACGTGGTTCATTGACTTGTGCTTAGACAAGTTACACCGCCTGCCAAGTGAGATTGAACCGCTGATGGGGTGCAGAGAGTACACCAGCCTACAAGCCTTCTTCATCGTGAAACAGGCGCAAAGCCGCATGACGCAATCGTTTAGTAAGGCCAGCCAGTAATGCACAACACCGCCCTGCAATATGTTCTGAGAGTAGCACCGCGCGCTATTGACGGCCTCGTGATTGAGTTTGGTAGTCACAACGTCAACGGCTCCATTCGTGGCTGCTTTCCTGGTACGCGCTACATCGGTATTGACCCGTGGGCAGGCGATGGCGTTGACGTGGTTGGGCGCTGCCAGGACTATGTACCCACCGAGCAGGCCGATATTGTGGTGACGTGTGAGGCGTTAGAACACGATGCCGACGCGAGCGGACACCTTGACGCGGCCTACCGCTGCCTGAAACCGGGCGGGCTGCTGATCTTGACGTGTGCGGGGCCAGGGCGTGCTGAGCACGGCTGTAATGGCGGCGCGCTGCCTGACACAGAGCATTACGGCAACATCGATCCGGAGTGGCTCTGGGGCTATCTGACTGAGCACGGTTGGCGCAATGTGAGTGTTGAGCACAACATTGGCGCGGGTGATACCTACGCGATAGCGAGACGACCGTAAAACGGTTACGAGTTTTACGAGTTTTACGAGTTTTACGGATTGCGAGTTGCTAAATGCCGATCAAAATACCGATTGAAACCACGTTCGATCCCAAAGGCACCAGTGCCGCGATCAAGGAACTCACCCAGGTCGCAGCCGCCAAGGCCAAACTCGCCCAGAGCGATGCGGCCATTATTGCCAGCGCGGGGAAGGTTGCGCAATCACAGAACCAAGTAGCCATGTCGGTTGCCAAGGCAAGCGCTGCCACGTCGCAAGCCGCTGCCGCACAATCACGCGCTGCCGCTGCCGCACTCCGCTATGAGCAGGCGCAAGAGCGTGCGGCGAAAGCCACGCAGAATCTTAGCAGTGGTGTTACCGCACTTCCGCGCACCTTTGCCGGGTTAACCTCTGAGATGCAAGCCGCCGCAAGCGGTATGTTAGGGTTTGGCGCGGCGATGGGAACAATCACGGCGCTCGCGGGTTCCTTCAAGGCTGCCTTTGATTTCAAGACTGAACTTGATAGCACCACCGCCTCAATCAACATCCAATTAAAAGGCGTGCGTGATAGCGGGCAAGTCTGGAACGAAGCCGCCGCGTATGCCAACAAGTACAAACTCACCCAGGCGGAAACCAGTTCAACCGTGCAAGCATCCATCGGCATTCTGCGCAACTCACAAGCGAGTGTTGAGGATACCTTTAGCGTACTCCAGCGCATGACGCTGCTGGCTCCTGGCAAAACGATTGAAGATGCCGCGTTCTCAGTTCGTGAGTTAGCCAGCGGTGATATTGTTTCAATCGCCGATCAATTCAACATCTCCAAAACCAAAGCCTATGAGATGCGCGATGCGATTGTCGCGGGCGGCGATACCGTTGCGCTGCTTGGTCAGTACCTCGATCAATCCGGCATCTCTATGGATGCGCTGAAGGTCAAAACCGAGGGCGCAGCGGGCGCGCAAAAAGATCTAGCCATTGCGGCGGAGCAACTGCAACTCGCACAAGCCGAGTTTGCAGCGGGGCCAGGGCTGACGATCCTACAAGCACAAATAGCCCTGACCGGCGATGCGACCAAACTACTCAAGGGTGATTTCACGGCGCTAGGGGATGCGATCAACGACAGCGGGTTGGGGGCGCTCAATCCGCTTCTAGGCGCGATGGGAAACTATAACAACGCCGTGATTGAGTCGGGCGGTAACACGGTTGACTGGATTGGCAAACTGTTCGGCGTTGAACCCGCCGCAAGCGCCGCCGCGAACGCTACCGCGATTGACGCAGTAGAAACACAGCGATTAGGCGCGGCGCATGTGGAGAGCGCCAATGCAGCAACTACTGCTACCGTCGCGATTGATGCTAATGCGAGCGCAACTGGCGCGCAACTCATCGCCGCACAAGGCGCGGAAGAAAAGACACGACTGCTCACAGCGGCACAAGCCGAGATAGCCAGCCTCGGTGGCGCGGTGGCGGGTGGGCTGATCACATCCGCCAATGCCGCTGCTCAACTTGCCAGCCAATACGGTATTACCGCCGCCCAAGCCGAACTACTCATCAACGCCCAAGCCCGGATCGCGGGTGGCAAGGCACGGTTAGCAGGGCAGGCCGCCAACACCAAAGATCTCACCAATGGCGGGATCGGATTCAACGCTCCGGGGCGCGGCAAGGGCAGTGATGCCGATATCATGGCGACGATCAATAAAACCCAAGGTGAGATAAAAGCCGCCGAAACCAAAGGCGAGAACGCCCGCGCGGGTATTGCCAAGACCGGCGGGGCAGCACGCGCAAGCACGGCGAAAAGCACTGCCGATCAACTGGTCTCGATTGAGCAGAGCGCCGCTGACAAGATTATGGCGATTAACCAACGCTTGGCGGACGCCCAGATCGCCGCCCAACGCAAGCTGGCCAGCGACATTGAAACCTCAACCGCAGACATGATCGCCGATCAAGAGGCCAATGACCTTGACCTGATTGGTGCAAAAGAGGAGAACATGGGCAGGCTTCGCGCGCGTGAGGAAGCGGAAGGTAACGCCCGCATCGCGCAAGCCGCAGCGGTGAGCGAGGCGCAGGCCCGCGCCGCAGCCGGGGACGCCGAAACGGCCAGCGCCGTGCTTGACATCCGTGAAGCCAATATTCAGAAACAGCAGTCGCTGGATGAAGACTATGCCAACAAGCGCGCAGAGTTGGCAGGCAACCCGGAAGAATTAGCAGCGCTGGAGCAACAGTACAACGAAGCCACCCAGGCCTATGCTGATGCGACCGCTACCCGCGTAGCCTTAGCCGAAGCCGAAGCGCAACAGAAGAAGGCCAAGGCCGAAGAGGAAAAGGCCGCCGCCCTCGCAGCCGCAGCCGAAGCGGGGAGCGCGCTCGCGGCGACCGGCAAGAGTGCCAGCAGCGCTATGGGCATGGTTGACGCAATGATCGCCCGGCTGCATGCCATACCGACCAGTGTGACGACCACGATCAACGTCAAGACGGTTGGCGGGGGATCGGGGAGTAGCGCCGATAGCGCCGCGTCAAGCGGCTCGGCAAGCGTTGCCAGTGCGGGCGGTGGCACATTCATGACCAACGGCCCAACGCACTTCACGGTAGGTGATAACCCCGGCGGCCATGAGATTGTCAGTGTCACGCCTGTGGGTGGCAAGGGCAGCACATCGGTACACGGCAACGTTGCGCAGCTCGCAGGCGGTGGCGTGGTTGATGTGAACGGCAGCGCCGCCGATGCCCAACGCAGGCTTGCGGAAGCGAATGCACGCGCCGCAGCCTTAGCGGGTTCACTTCCGCGCGCAATGGCGGGCGGGGGCGGATCGGGCAAGGCTGCAGGCGGCGGGGGCAAATCTAGTGACAGCGACGTGATGAGCGCGATTGATAAGGCAATTAGCCTACTCGACAAGATCGCCGACCTCCGCGACAAGTTTGCGGAGATTGGCCCGCCGCTTGACATGGCAACGCTCACTAACCTGATTGAGGAAGCGCAGACCGTCTATTACATGGTCAAAGAGAGTTTAGTACCCACCAGTGAGAAAACCGCAAAAGAGCTAGAAGCCTACACCAAAGCCTCTAGCCAAGCGATTGATATGCTGGGTAATGCGGCGGGCTTACGCACGGATGCGGCGGAAGTGATGAAGTCGCCACTCGACATGGGGACGTTGACCGGCTTGGTTGAGGAAGCCCAAACCGCGCTGATTATGGTCAAAGAGAGTTTGGTCCCCATCACAGAGACCCAGGTCAAGCAGATTGAGCGCTATGCCGATGCGAGTAGCGCGGCGATTGGCCTGCTGAGTGATGCCAGCAAACTGCGCGCCGATGCCTTTAGCGACTACAAGCCACCCACCGCAGCGCAGATCAACCGCTTTGCCAAGGATGCCGACATCACGGTCAAGGCGATTGCCAAGGCCGCAAGCACCTATAGCGCGGAAGGGTTGACCGCCGCGAAATCCTATAGCGAGGCGCTTGGTGGTACGTATGGCAGCATGCTTGATGGGTTGAAGTTTATCGAAGCCTTGAACACCGGCGACTATGCGGTGGATATGGCAAAGCTGACGCGGTTTACCAATGACAGTCTGATGCTGCTCGATAAAACCAAAGCCATCGGAGCCAAGGCCGCAGAGATACCGGCTGGCAATATCGCCGCGATCAACGCGGCTGCTGGAGCGCTCAGTGCCTACGGGCAAAGCATGATCAACATTGCGGCGGTGCCTGACATCCAATCGATGAGCGGGTATGCGGGCGGCGGGGGAAGTAGCACCAGTATAGGCGGGGTCAATATTGTCATCAATCCACCCGCAAGCATGGACGTGAGCACGCTCGCCAATCTGGTGATTAGTAGACTCAATAGCGCAGTCGGAGCGAGGCGATGAGCAAGAACACAGTACGAGTCATTGCCAGTGGCGGGAGTGGCACCAGCTACTATCTCAGCGGTAGCGGCACAGAATACACCGGCAGTGGCACACCTTGGACGGTTGAGAACACCAGCCCGTATACGCTTGCACTCAATGAGGTTACCGGCAACAACTTCATCCCCCATGCCAGCCAAGGCATAACGCAGTACCTTGGTGGGCCGCCCTTCCAAAATGGGGCAAGTCCGATCTATAACGGCTATGGCAATGTGGTTGAAACGATGGGGCTACAACTGACCGCCTCAACCAAAGATAACGCGGTTGCGCTCATCCGCCAACTGCGGCAAGTGATGAATACGGCGCTGTATTCGCTGCCTGCCTTGCTCGCCGTGCAAGGCGGCACAAACACGGTGTACTACGAAATCTACCGCGCCGACATCCAAGAAGATCCGCGCTACCTGTTTGAGCCAGAGGGCCGCTGGCGTACCACTATCACGATGACCCGCTCTGCTACGGGGGGGCTACTGACGACCGGCGAAACCGTGGTGAATAATATCACCCTGAATAATCGCGGAACCGGATCGCCCTCGAATAATACCGCGTACTCCACAGGCACGGGCGATCTAATCAACGAGGGCAGCCCGATCAACATCGTTGCTACGGGTGGGAGCGGGGCAGGCACGACATGGGGCGCAAGTGCTAAAACCTACATGGCATCTATTCTCGCAAATAGCTATCTGGTATCGGGTGCTACTCTCGTAGCGTCAACAGGTGGCTTGCTTGGCTCACGTTCGACCTTCGATCTCTCGCCACTACTCACGAATAGAGGCATAAGGCTGCGATTGTGTGCAGTTGTTACGATGCCGAACGATTCACGGGTTTGGGTAAATTGCTATTTTGGGACTGGAACATCTGGTACACAGATATACAGCAGTCCTGTTCTAAGTAGTGTGGGCGTTGGGGTGTCCACCTTCTTTGATTTCGGGTTCTTGCCGAATGATATTGTAAGGCGTGCTAAGGGGCTAACAGCCCCCAACCTGTATACCGATTTACGGGTGAGTGCAGGTGCAGCTGGTAACTTCACGCTAGTAGATTTTCAGTTTATTACTTATTACGATTGGTGCGGTATCGAGTTCGATACGACCTACCAGGGGAATCAAGTAATCCAGATTGACAGCTTCCCAGAGCAGAGTAACACCGCGCTCTTGCCCTATACCCCCAAGGCATGGCATCAGATTAGTAGCACGGCCCCGAAATCGCCGGGGCGTATTCGCGGAACGGCCCCGCGATACTTTGCGGGCGCGCGGTTTTTTTGGGCAGCCAACCGCGCCGATGGCACGTATAGCGGGTCGGATACGGTCGCGTTTGTCGGCACTCATGCGCCGCAGTATCTGACACTGCGAGGGAATGGATGATAGCAGTACCGTTAGGTATCTATGTTACTAAGTTCTCAGGCGGGTTATTTATTGACAACCTCGCCGATCAAGCCGAAAGCGTGCAATGGACGATCTCGGATACGTTTGGCTTTGAGTCGTGTGCTATCAATGTACGGGGAACGGTTGAGGATGTGCTGAGTTGGTTTACGCTCTTGTCATCCGGCATGGTTATCTACGGCCCTGATGCAGAGATATGCTGGGAGGGTTTTCTCAATGCAGTCGATGCGACCATTGGACAGGAAGCCCACTCCCGATCTCTTGACGCAATGGCAAACCTGATTCGCGTTCGGTACACCACAGTGCTTGGTTCCCCTGGAGTAACCGCCGATCAGCAAGATACCACCTCGCAAACCACCTACCGGGTCAAGCATGGGGTAGAGCGATTAGGACAGATGACCTCTACCGCCGCAAGTACGCAGTGTACGCGCATCTTGAATGATCGACGCTGGCCGGGGAAGCGCCCAAGCTCCAACATCGCTACCGGCGAGATGGGGGATATTAGTATTACCCTGCATTTTGTGGGATGGTATGGTATGCTCGATTGGCTGCTCACAACCCAGACCGACCGAACGAGCGCTGTGACCACAACCCAACTTACGACGCTCTTGACTGCATTCAACGCCATCAATGGTATATTCTCCACGGATACGACCGGTATTACCGCGTCAGGGTTGAGTGATTCGCAGTTTATCGCAGATGACACCACCTATCGAGCCGCCATTGAACGATTATTGCAACAGGGAAATAGTAGCGGGGTTCGCTATGCTTGGGGTGTGTACGATACGGCGAAGTTTTGGGCCGCAGCATGGGCCGGGAGTGGCCCCAGCTCGCCCACCTACCAGCGCTCACTAGGCGGCGGGTTGGAGGCGGCGGTTGGCGGGCGGGTCAATCTATGGAATGCGCGCCCAAATGTGATGTACCAGATTAATGAGATGCTTGATCTCATCCCAAATACGAACGAACCCGATGCGGCCGGACGGTACTATGTGGCGCGAACCTCGTTTGAAATAAACCGGGAAGGAATGAGCCTCACCTTAGAGCCATCAGATACAAACGATGTCTCGGCACAGATAGCCCGATTTACAAGGAACGCATGAGATACTTTAACGACGCACAATTGATTGAGCTTAGTGCCGAGTTCCCCCGCATGACCGTGTTACGCGATCTTGGACGCGGCACGGCGTTCCCAGCCACTGCCGATCTGCCGGGGGGATTACAGGCCAATGATCGGTTCTACCGTACCGATATCGGCTGGCTGTGCTACTACGATGGCACACGCTGGCTAACGGTGCATGAGTACGCTATCAGTAGCGGATTGCGTACCACGGTTGGCGCTGGCACGTTTGTCATCGGGCCGTTGCGGCAGGACTACGTGAGCTACTTTACGCGCATCACGCGGCTCATCAACACCGGCGCAACCAACACCGGCGCAAACTATTGGACGATCACGGTACTCGGTGCAAACGCCGCGCAATCGTCAACCTCTAGTATCGATGTGGCAACCACCGCCGCGATTGCCGGATCGACGTGGGCAACCAACGACAGCGCGCCATCAGCAACCGCGCTGCCTGCCAATAATAACGGGCTTGACTTTAGCTGTGTTGCCACCGGCGCGCCGTCAAGTCTGGGCAGTTTGGTGCTGACCGTGTACTTTCGGCTGGTGATTACATGAAATACATCATTCTCATTCTGGCGCTGCTCCTACCACCCAGCGCGCCGCCATTCGTGCGAGCGGAGTGGATACACCACACGCTCTTTCACGTAACGTGGGCGGCGCCAGGCTGGCACTGCGCATGGATTGACCACCTGAACGGCATCCCGTCGCAGGCGTTGACGTGCCAGACGGATGGCGCAAATGTGGCGTTTGGGATTGGTGGGATTGATCACGCCTACCGCCCCTATCCAGGAGATCGGCTACGCCTCGTTGACGCAGCCGGGGTAGTTGTGGCGACGGGCGTAGTGCCTGCGCAAGAGTATCGGGTGATACTCAACTGGGTGCGGCGTTAACCGTATTTCGCCTTTAGCTTCTCATATTCAGCGCGCTCATCCGCCTCGTGGCGTTGCCACGATGCTTCGCGGATAGACTGATACGCCTCCTCGGAAAGCAAACCAGTGTGACAGAGATCGTGAAGAGCGGGGATGTCGCTACTTAACAGTACACCAGCATCGCCTTCCCACCCGCGATCTACGACAACGCGCGCCCACGTGCTATCGG